ATGGGAAACTTAAAGTTCAAGCAAATGATTCCAAAACATCTGTAGATAGTTACGCAGTTGATCTAGGACCCTCCGATGCAAATTTTAAAATGATTTTCAAACTAGAAAATCTTAAACTCTTGAAAGGATCTTATGATGTTAAGATATCAGACAAAGGTTTAGGACATTTTAAAAATGTTGATCTCGATCTAGAATATTGGATTGCAACCGAACAAACAACTTGAAATTATGTCAAAAAATATATTATGGGTTGAAGCTTATAGGCCTCAAAAGGTATCTGAATGTATCCTACCTAAACATTTAAAAGAGCCGTTTGAATCTTATGTAGCTTCTGGAAATATTCCAAATCTTCTTTTATGTGGAGGTCCGGGTATGGGCAAAACCACTATTGCGAAAGCAATGTGCAAAGAGATTGGGCTTGATTATATTGTTATAAATGGTTCTCAGGAATCCGGTATTGATTTATTGAGAGTTAAGTTAGAAAATTATTGTAGCAGTGTTTCATTAATTGGTGGTCGTAAGGTTGTTATTATAGATGAGGCTGATTATTTAAATCCACAATCTACTCAACCAGCAATGAGGGGGTTCATTGAAAGATTTGCGGATAATTGTAGTTTCATTTTTACTTGTAATTATCTTAATAGAATTATTGAACCAATTCATTCTCGATGTGCGGTAATTGAATTTAAGGTAGATAAAAAAGAATCTCCTCAGATAGCTACTCAGTTATTAGATAGGGTTAAAACAATTCTTAATGATAATAATGTAGAGTTCAATGAAAAAGTCGTTGTTGAACTCATTATGAAATATTATCCAGATTTTAGAAGGACATTAAATGAATTACAGCGTTATAGCAGCCACGGTCATATTGATAGTGGTGTACTTAGTTTGCTCTCTGATTCCGATTTTAACGCTCTAATCAATGCATTAAAGGAAAAGAACTTTACTAAGGTTCGTAAATGGGTAGTTGATACAAGCCATACAGATGCAAGGACCGTATATAGAAAGTTATATGATAATTTGCATGACCATTTAACTCCAGCAGGGATACCACCAGTAATACTCTTATTAGCAGATTATCAATATAAGAGTGCATTTGCAGCTGATCAAGATATAAATCTTACAGCGTGTTTAATTGAGATTATGATAGAAGGACAATGGCAATAAATCCCTTCGATTTTGTTAATGATATTAATTATAAGAAAAAAGATATTCTAAAAGATGACTTAGATAATCAATTAGAGGGGCAATATAAAGCGTTTCTTGTTAATCGTTCTTTAAGTTTTAATTTCGACACTATCCTTCAAGCTAATGAGATGAATATTAGAAATCATCTAGATAACAAGCTTCAATACCACTATTTGCTAAATATTACCAGACCCAAGAATAGATTTGGTCGATGGCTCAAAGCTGAAAAGTATGAGGCCGTGGATCTTATCGTTGAATATTATGGATACAGCCTTCAAAAAGCGCGAGAGGTTGTCGACATCTTCAGTGATGAGGATCTAAGTAATCTTAGGCAAGAATTATTTACAGGTGGATTGAAGGAGAACAATGAGCGTAGAGATAGAGTCTCTCGTTGAAATTAAGTTGAAACAACCCGATGATTTTTTAAAAGTAAAAGAAACTTTAACGAGAATAGGTGTAGCATCTAAGAAGGATAGGACTTTATATCAATCTTGTCATATTCTTCATAAACAAAGTAGATATTATATCGTCCATTTTAAAGAATTATTTATGTTGGACGGGAAACCTTCCAACTTTTCGGAAAATGATCAAGCGAGAAGAAATACCATAGTTAATTTATTAGCTGAATGGGATCTAGTCGAAAAAGTTAGTAATGATAATATTGATGAAGATAACATAGTTCCAATTAATCAATTAAAGATTATAGCTTTTAAGAAAAAAGAAGAGTGGGAACTAGTTGCGAAATATAATATAGGTAATAAAAAAAATGACGACATTAAGCCTCAAAGCACACAAATTATATCCTGACGTAATACTCCCTTCATTTTCAACACAAGGTTCCGCATGTTTTGATATACATGCATATTATAAACCAGAATTGGGTTATAAAATTTGGAGCGATGATCGAAAAGATTTTATTGAAAGACATGATAAGAATATAACAATACATCCTTTTCAAAGAGTTTTAGTTCCCACAGGAATTATTTTGGATATTCCAGCGGGTTATTCAGTAAGAATACATCCAAGATCTGGCACAGCAATTAAACAAGGTATGAGTTTTATTAATTGTGAAGGAGTGATAGATAATGATTATATCGATCCACTATTGATTCCCATAATAAATTTATCAGATATTCAGTCAATCGTTATAAATAACAATGATAGGATTGCTCAGGGAGAACTTGTGCAATTGGAGCATTATAATATCAAAGAAATTAGTTCGCCACCTACACAAAAAACCAGCCGAACAGGTGGTTTTGGGAGTACTGGCAAATGAGTAAATTTAAAGTTGTAGGGCACAGTTACGACTTAGAAATATATGAAGAAGTTATAACTGATCCCGACAAAGGTACTATTGAATTCGACGAAGTTGGAGTATATAGTGCCAATTCCATATTATATTTAATATGGATAGTGCTCAAACACAGATTTGAGCATTTTATAGCAGGAGAGGGTTGGAGAGATTAACTCTTGACCTTTTCTTTTCATATTATTAAGAATTGCTTGCGTAAGGGTTCTTAATATTTTACTAAACGTCTTTGCTTAAAAAGGAGGACATATGATAACAACTAACGCACTTTCTATGATGGGAAGTTCCCCATTTCCCACTCACAAACAATTCGAACAAGCATTAATTTCAGCCGTTGGGTTTGATACAATGTTTGATAGACTTTTTGAATGTAATCAACAAAACCAATCTTCTGGTTATCCACCTTATAACTTGAAAAAAGATGGAGAACAATATATAATAGAGTTAGCAGTTGCAGGACTTAGCGAAAAAGATATTGTGGTTAATGTTGAGGACAGAGTATTAACTGTCAGTAGTGATACAGAAAAATCTGAAGAAACTTATCTTCATCAAGGTATTGCCAGACGCTCATTTAAGCGGTCTTGGACTTTGTCTGATGATATGATAGTTAACGACGCGATTATGACTAGCGGAATGTTAATTATCACCTTAGAAAGAATTATTCCTGAGGAAAAGAAATCGAGGCGAATTCCAATTGTAACGAGGCCTTCGCACCAAGGACGGTAGGTTCATATATTAGACAAGAGGGCGCGTTATAAATATATTATATAGAAATTTGGTCATAACAACCCCTCTTTTAGGAATACACAATGATAGATTTATTAAATACAGATGAAGACATTAGAGTAGCGAAAAATTTTACTCTTCCTGAACTCGTGAAAAGTTCAACCGCGGAAAGATTAGGAATAAGTAATATGCCTGATTCCGCACAGATTTTAGTTAACCTTACTAACGTTGCAAATCATATATTACAACCGATAAGAGATGAAGTTGGACCTCTTCGAGTTAATAGTGGGTATAGAGGAGGAGCACTGAATAAGGCAGTTGGTGGATCTAAAACCAGTCAGCATTGCTGGGGAGAAGCAGCAGATTTTGAAAGTTCCAGAATAGGCAATTATAAATTGGCTTGCTGGGTTAAAGAAAATTTAGATTTTGATCAATTGATTTTAGAATTTTATACTCAAGGCCAACCTAGCAGTGGGTGGGTTCATTGTTCATTTAAAACAAATGGGCAGAACCGTAAAAAAATTAATACAGCTTTGAGAATAAAAGGAAAAACAGTTTACAAAGATGGATTAATTCAATGAACCGATTATTAATATTTCCTCTTTTGGTATATCTCCAATTTCTATATTTAATTGGTGCGTATAAGAATAAAAGAAGTTGGATTGATGATCATATATTATGGTGCTATAAGAAATTAAAATCTTATGGACACAAAGTGGACTACAATTATTTTGATAAATGAAATTTTATACAAATGTACACCAAATTGGTGATTATATTTTAGTTAGAGGTTATGAAAACGGAATACGTTTTGATGATCGAATTGAATATCACCCCACAATTTATATCCCCTCCAACAAAAAATCAAAGTATTCCACTATAAATGGAAAATCTTTATCTCCCATCAAACCAGGCACAATAAAAGAAACAAGAGAGTTTATTCGAAAATATGATGGAGTAGAAAATTTTCAAATCTATGGAATGACTGCTTGGAGATATAATTATATTTACGATGAGTTTCCCAAAGATAGAGGTATTGATTATGATTTTTCACAACTCATAGTTGCAAGTATTGATATTGAGGTTGGTTCAGAACATGGTTTTCCGGATCCACTTTCAGCCTCAGAAGAAATACAAGCCGTTACTGTTGGAGCAAAAGGAAAATATTTTGTATTTGGATGTGGTGAATATAATAATACTAATCCGGATGTTGAATATTTTCACTGCGCCGATGAAAATCATTTAGTTCAAGAATTTCTTTCTTTCTGGGAAAAGTTGGCACCTGATATTATTACAGGGTGGAATATTCAAGGCTTTGATATTCCATATTTAGTTAATAGAATTTCTAGATTATTTGATAGAAAGAATGTTAAGAGATTATCTCCATGGAGAATAGTTAATGAGAGAACAACAAATTTTAGAGGTAGAGAAACAATCTTTCATGATCTCATTGGTATTGCTGTTATTGATTACATTGATGTTTATAGAAGGAATTCTCCTCCGGCGGAAAGTTATAGGTTAGATTATATTGCTTCAGTTGAATTAGGAGAAAGAAAATTATCGTTTGAAGAATATGGAAATCTTTATACATTATATAAAGAAAATTATCAGTTGTTTATTGATTATAATATTAAAGATGCTCAGCTTGTAGAGCGACTAGAGGAAAAGAAAAAATTGATAGAAATGGTGGTTGCTTTGGCTTATGAAGCAAAGGTAAACTATCAGGACACATTTGGAATGGTGATGATGTGGGAAGTTATTCTTGCGAATGATTTAATGAATAGAAATATAGTAGTTCCACCTAAGAAAGATAATACAAAAAATGCCGCTTATACTGGAGCATATGTAAAAGAAGTACAAGCGGGGCTACATAATTGGGTTGTTAGCTTTGATTTAAATAGTCTATACCCTCATTTAATCATGCAATATAATATTAGCCCTGATACAATTTTAACGGGCGTTACAGAGTCTTGTCGAGTCGATTCTCTATTAAATAAGCAAATTGATTTAAACAAATATTATGATAAAGATATTATCATCGCTCCTAACGGTCAGGGATTTCGAAAAGACATACAGGGGTTTTTGCCTAGGATAATGCAGGAAAAATATGATAATAGAGTTATTTTTAAAAAGAAGGAAATCGCAGCTAAGAAAAAATTAGAAAAAGAAACGGATCCAGTCGAGATAGAAAAATTAAAAAAGGAAGCAGATTCATTTGGCAATAAACAGACCGCTATGAAATTAATGCTTAATAGTGTTTATGGAGCTTTTGGAAATCCATATTTTAGATTTTTTGATTTGAGAATATCTGAAGCTATTACATTAGGTGGGCAGCTCAGTATTCGCTGGGCAGAAAATGTGGTCAATAATTATCTTAATCAGATTATGGAGACAGGAGAGAATGATTATGTTCTTGCATCAGATACCGACTCTCTTTATATCACTTTAGATAAATTAGTAAAAAAAGTATTTCCTGAAAATCCAGATACAACTAAAGTAATAAATTTTTTAGATAAAGTGTGCGAGGATAAACTTCAAGGAGTAATTGATAGTGGATATTCTGAACTTGCAAATTATATGAATGCTTATGGTCAGAAGATGTTTATGAAAAGAGAGTGTCTCGCTGATAAAGGTATTTGGACAGGGAAGAAACATTATATTCTTAATGTTCATGATAACGAAGGAGTTAGATATGCAAACCCTCGAATTAAGGTTATGGGGATTGAATCTGTTAAATCATCAACTCCTACATCTTGTAGAGATAAATTAAAAAAGTCTTTTGATATTATTATCAATCATGATGAAGCAACTATACAAAAGTTTATTGCAGATTTTAGAGAACAGTTTGAAAAAGAACCTATTGAAAATATTGCATTCCCCAGATCAGTTAAAGGGATTGAAAAGTATAATGGCGGTACAAAATTGTATGCTAAAGGAACTCCCGTACATGTAAAAGGAACACGCTTGTATAATCATTTTTTGAAACAGAAGAATTTACAAAATAAGTATCCACTTATTCAAGAGGGAGAAAAAATTAAGTTTGTGTATTTGAAACAACCTAATCCTATTAGAGATGGTGTTATAGCTATGATCGAAGGCTTGCCCGAAGAGTTCGGCCTTCATGATTATATTGATTATGAGAAGCAATTTGAGAAATCTTTCGGCGGTCCTTTAAATGAAATATTAAAAGTGATTGGTTGGTCGTCAGAAAGAACGAGCTCTTTGGATGCGTTTTTAGTGTAAGAAATGTGATAAATATATGATAAGGAATACATTATGAAGGATATGAAAAAATTATGGTATAGCTGGCAGGAAATGTGTTTAGATGTAAATCAACTCTGCCGTGATATAGTGCTAGATAGATTCGAACCAGATGTTATAGTAGGTTTGAGTCGCGGCGGATTAACGCCTGGTGTTATGATGTCTCACTGGTTTAAGAAGCCATTTAAGCCCGTGAAGAGCGCTCTTAGAGATTTTCCTGAATGGGAAGATTATCTGCCACGGAAGTCAGATAAGAGGGTTTTAATCGTAGATGATATATGTGATAGCGGTGTAACGTTTGAACGTATATCAAAATATATTACGGGGCCAAGAGAGAACATGCCTTTAGAAATTCAGTGTGACGTAAGATTTGCATCACTCTGGTGGAATAATGAGGTAGATTTTAAACCTCATTACTATGTTAGAGAAGTAGCTAAAGATACAGAGAAACTGTGGATCCATTTTCCGTGGGAATCTTGGTGGAGTGCACCACTACAACACTAACACTTTTTAACAATTATAACCATAATGGAGTAATAATACATGTTAGATCAAGCAATAGGTTGGATTAAAAGCCTAACAGAAGCAGGACTCGCGCTAATAGCATTAGGCGTAGTTATGCAAATTATTTTCGGCGCAGCTGTTCCTTTCATTGGCATTGATGTCATTGGATCAGTTACCGATTTAGTTAAACAACTTGGATCAGAAGGATTAGTTGGTTTAGTAGCCATCTGGGTTCTCTGGGGAATTTATTCTAAGTAGTCTATCCATATAAAAGGGGGGTAAGGCAAATACACCCCCTTTTTATTAAAATTAAAAGGAGAAAAATATGTGTAAAAATGAACATTGTAAAAATGAAAATTGCAATTGTGATCCATGCACATGCACAGAAGAACAATGCTGCAGTGAATAATTAAAAAGAAAGAAATATTATGTTACCATTAGCAGGACTATTATTTAATGTAATTTCAGGATTAGTCGTAGACAAAGCAACAGATTTAGCAACAGAGCATGTGGAAAGTATGATAGATGATTTACTTCCAGCCAGTGCAAAAAAAGAATTAGATAAGTTTATAAAAGATGACCCCTCACATACTTTCACAAATGCCAAAGATGCATTGATGGGTGCAGTTGAAGGTAAGCTCCCCATACTCAAGGCAGACGGAACCCTTAAACCAATTGAAGTAACCTTTAAAATTTCATATGATCCCACTACTGGTTCAGTTGATGTAGAAAAGTCTTGATATTTTTTTAAATGTGTAGTATAATATATAATGATTAATTAATTGAAAAGGATTTATGAATAATTATTTTGGGGAAATGTTAAAAGTAGCCAATAATGAATATGGCGCAGTAGTAAGTGACGGAGTTGAAGCAGGCGATGTAGAAAGTTTTATTGATACTGGTTCTTATATTTTAAACGCACAATTATCTGGGAGCATCTATGGAGGATTACCATCTAATAAAATTACAGCATTTGCAGGAGAAAGTTCAACAGGTAAAACTTTTTTCGTTTTGGGTTGCGTTAGACAGTTTCTCGCAGATAATCCTACTGGCGGGGTTATATATTTTGAAAGTGAATCTGCCATAACCAAAGATATGATAGAATCAAGAGGAATCGATTCTAAGCGAATGATTATCCTACCTGTTGCCACAGTCCAAGAATTCAGAACACAAGCAACTAAAATTTTAGAAAAACATTTAGAAGAATCCAGCAAGTCTCGCCCACCAATGATGATATGTTTAGATTCATTAGGCAATCTTTCTACTACTAAAGAAATGGAGGATGTTAGCGACGGTAAGGGGACCAGAGATATGACCAGAGCTCAAATGGTTAAAGGTACTTTTAGAGTTTTAACTTTATTAGGTGGTAAAGCTAAAGTGCCCCTTGTTGTTACTAATCACACATACGATCAAATAGGAACATTATTTCCTCAAAAAATTATGGGTGGAGGAACTGGTTTACATTATGCTGCATCTAGTATAGTATTCCTATCTAAAAAGAAAGAAAAGGACGGTACCGAAGTAATTGGTAATATAGTTCATTGCAGGACTTATAAATCAAGACTCACAAAAGAACATAAAATGGTAGATGTTCTTCTTACCTTTAAAGAAGGATTGAATAGATATTATGGATTAGCAGAATTAGCAGAGAAGTATGGAATCTTTAAAAAAGTTTCTACCAGATTAGAAATGCCTGATGGAGAAAAGGTTTTTCTAAAAACCATGCTTAAAAATCCTACCAAGTATTTTACTAAAGAAATTTTAGACAAGTTAGACGTTGCAGCTGGGAAAGAATTTTTATATGGTGAAATGGAAATAGAAGAATTGGAAGAATTGGCTGTAGAAGAAGAATCAGCACCCAAAGAGGAACATGTCGACTGATAATATGATAATAGAGAAAGTTAAAGTAGTAGAATTAACAATGGAAGACGGAACAAAAATAATCCGCCGTGGTGGTGAAGATGCTGTTCGCAGAGCTTGGAGTACTTATCCGATAGTTTCTGCCAGATGGACAGGAGAAGAAGGAATAATGCAATGGATCCCGGAAAGAGAATAAAATGAGCAGTGAATTAACAAAAGAAGATTACGATAGAATTAATAGTTATTTTAAATTAGTTCCTCATCCGGAACATCCTGAGGATGTTTCTCAAATGTGTGTTGAATTAATTACGGGCCCTTTTAAAGGAACTATTATAAAATTAGGGAAGTTTCAATTAGCTCCTCCGGATGAACAAGGAGAAAGTAATGCGAAATATGAATACGACGTTATTCTTGTGCCACCAGAATTACAGGATGTAGAACATTCTGATGAAGAAGGTGTTGAATTTGAATATATGATCGGAGAGATTTTAGTTAAATTATTATGGGACAGATATAAAGAAACATCTGAAAAGGAAGGAGTAAAAACCAATGACGGAACGGATAGAGAGGCTGATACTATCACATTTAATACATAATGAAAATTTTTCACGAAAAGTTGTTCCTTACGTAAAATCTGAATATTTTGATGATTCATCTGAAAAGATAGTTTTTAAATTAATTCAAGAATATATTTTAAAGCATAATGACCTACCAACCAAACAAAGTTTATCAATAGATTTAGACCAACTAGATGGCATACACGAAGCGGATTTTAATAAATCTATTGAAATAATTAATACTTTAGATAAGCCCAGTGAATTAAAAGATATCTCACCTTGGCTTGTAGAACAATCAGAAACATTTTGTCAAGATAAAGCGATATATAATGCTGTAGTAAATGCAATTGCGATTCTTGAGGGTAATGAAAAGACTCATTTATCTAAAGGAGCAATCCCCTCAGTTTTATCAGAAGCTTTAGCTGTTTCTTTTGATCCTCACGTAGGACACGATTTTATTGAAGATGCGGAAGATAGATTTGAATTTTATCATAGAGTAGAAGAAAAACTTGAATTCGATCTCGAGATGTTTAATAAAATCACAAAAGGAGGTTTACCTAGGAAGACTTTAAATATTTGTTTAGCAGGAACTGGGGTTGGTAAATCTTTATTCATGTGTCATCAAGCCGCTAGTTGTCTTTCTATTAATAAAAATGTTCTTTACATCACCATGGAGATGGCGGAAGAAAGGATCGCTGAAAGAATTGATGCGAATCTTTTAGATATTCCAATGAGTCAATTAGAAGAAATTCCTAGAGATATGTATAAAAAGAAAATAGATAAACTCAAAGGAAAAACCAATGGTAAAATAATTATTAAAGAATATCCTACTGCATCAGCCGGGGCAATGCACTTTAAAAATTTATTAGGCGAATTAAACTTGAAACGTAATTTTGTTCCCGATATAATATTCATAGATTATTTAAACATTTGTACATCTTCTAGAATAAAGGCGGGCGCCAATGTTAATTCATACACATATATTAAATCTATTGCTGAAGAATTAAGGGGCTTAGCCGTAGAATATAATGTTCCGATTATGTCTGCAACACAAACAACTAGATCAGGGTTTACAAGTACGGATATTGGTTTAGAAGATACCTCTGAGAGTTTTGGTTTACCGGCAACTGCGGATTTTATGTTCGCACTTATATCTTCTGAAGAAATGGAAGAATTAAATCAAATGCTTGTAAAACAATTGAAAAACAGATATAATGATCCTACATCTTATAGAAAGTTTATTATTGGAGTAGATAGAAGTAAAATGAGACTTTATGATGTAGAACAGAAAGCCCAAGAAGACATATCGGATAGCGGACAAGATGATACACCGTTGTTTGATGTTTCTACCGATAATAGACACAGAAATAAGGCTGATTTTGGAAACTTTCAATATTAATGATTCTGCTACCCCAAATGGGTTAGATTTTATTAAAGATTCATTAGGATGTACAGATCTAGCATTTAATGAATTTGAAAATTCTTATAATACAAAAACAAATCGTTATATTAAGCTTTGGCATGAATGTGCTAATAGAACAGAAGAAATATTAGAAGATGAACTAGGATTTTCTTGTTATGTTAATATACGAAAAGATTTGGATCATGCCCTATATGAAATGACTTTCGATGGGGCCGCCAATGTTCCTGAAGAACATTTTTCAGAATCAGAATTAGAAATAACAATTAATTTATCACCAGAACTATATACTCAACAATTATTTATTCCTGAATCCACTTGGGAAAAATATAGACAACAATTTACACTCACCTACATTCACGAATTAACTCATTCTTTGCAATTTGATGATCAACAAAACAAATATGATGATTATTTTTCAAACCCATTTGAAATAGATGCGTATAGTTCTGAACTCGCCTTTGATATGTATCTCCACGATAAGCCAAAAACAAGTTGTGAAGCTTTTATGAGATATTCTAAAATAAATAAACAAAAAGTTTTTAAAAAATTTATACATCTTACCGAAAAGAAATTCGGGTATCTTAAAAACAATAAATAAGATTATAAAACTATTTTAGGGGATAACCATGAAAAAAATACAAGATCTACACAGCTCAGCTACGGACGTCTTAGTGGAAGCAGCTATAAGTAAATTAGCAGTGAAAAGCATGGAAGACGTTGCTTCGCGTGCAAATAGAATAGCGAGATGGGCTCGCAGTGCCGCTGAAATGGAATCATCTGACGCCAAGTCAGTTAAAGCCTTAGCCAAAGATATTCAGAAGATTATGGATAAGTGGGCTAAAGGTTCCTGGGAGGGGAAATCACTTTGAATTTTAAAACATATAAATCTTTTATGGCACCAGGTTATACTAGGAATGAGATTCGGACTCTCCTAGAACGAGTAACACCTGAACTCAAAAAACAAGTTCTAGATCAAATAGAGCTCGTTGATAAAGATGAAGTGTTAAAAAATGTATTGGAGGCCATTCAAAAAGATGTGATGGCTAACATGATAAGAGAGAAAGCTGTTGACGCCAAAATTACTATGAATCAAGATTTATTCATAGATGCTATGATATCTTTGATTAATAAGTCTGGCACTAGTGCCGAAGACCAAGTCAGTTTTTGTCAAGAATTAATTAATGGTGATGTAATTGACTGTATTAAAATGGTTAAAGATAGTTTAAATAAAGTGGTCAAGTTAGATTCGTATGTTACTACGAGAAATCCAGTATGGTCCAAGGTTAGAGATAAACTAATTGCGTTAGATGTAAAGATAGATAATCAAAATATAGGTCCTGGAGAAATTCTTTATATTATGTCAACTCCAGGTGGTAAAAAGGGGGACGAAGATAATAAAGGTGATTGTTGGTTAGCACCAGGTGTTAATGTTGAATTAAAAAAAGATGGTGGGACCCTTTCAAAACCAACCAAATTTGCAGATGCTAAGTTAGAATGGATTAATGCTTTTAAAGACATAGGAAGAGACATTTCTGCTGATGATGCAGATAAAATGATGTTGGGCGGTACAAAATATTATGGTGAATCAAATAAGCGCGGTGGTATAGCAAAATCTTTATCAATAGGAAGTAGAGAATATACAGCAACGTATATGGATAAAAAAGGTGTTACTCAAAGAGTTGCAGATAAGGCCTGTGAAACATTATATAATAAAATTTGCCAGGCGGCTATGCCTAATAACGGCATGGTTCCATATACATTTAACAAAACAGTAAAAAATGGTTTAACAGATCCTAATGAATTTATAAGACAATGGAATGCTAATGCTCTACACGATTATAAGGCTCATGGTTGGGATTATTTAACTCTATTTAATTCTGATTCCGGAGATACAATTTCATTTATGACACCACAAGATTTATATAAGTCAAAACAATGGAATGTGGGTTCTGAATGGATGTTGAGATGGGGCGGTGGCGGAGGTTTTGGAGGTACTGGTTCTTCCACTCGAGTTTATGCCGGTGCTTTTAAAAATGTTGGAACTTTTGATCCGGGACAAACAGATTTTGAAGAAAAATTAAAATCTAAAGATGATATAAAATCAGTATTGATGCACACCTTTGGCCAATTAAAAAATGGTAAATTAACTAAGAAAATTAAGGATAACTTTTCTTCGGCTAGTTCATTAAAGGGTCCACAATCTAATATAACACAAAATAATGATCCAAAAGATTTTAAAACATTATCTAAAGATATTGGTGCTAAGATAGGTGAATATTTTAAAGCAAAAGCAGCACTTGGATTTGGTAAAGATCGCGCAGATAGAGAAATTGGTATAAGTTATTCTGCTATGAAACAAAAATTAGGAATTAGATGAAATCATATCGCCAGTTTCTCATAGAAGCCTCGGGTAAGAATCTTCATATGGAACATCTCGAAGATGAGGTGTTGAATGGAGGAGTTAATGGTACTAGAGGTGCTATTAATTTTCTGAGATCGCTAAGAGATATGTTAGCAGGTAATAATAAAGAAGCTGTTAATGTTACAGTTAAATGGGATGGTGCACCGGCGGCGGTAGCAGGAATTCATCCTAATGGAAAATTTTTCGTTGATTATAAATCAATGAGGAAACCTTGCTTTACACAATCAGATGTAGATGAACATTTTGGTGGCGGACCTTTACACCCAAAAATGTCTGCTCTTTTAGAACATTTGCCCAAATTAAATATACCAGGAAATATATTCCACGGAGATGTTCTTTGGACAGATAATAAAGATAAAAAAATTAAAACAATTGATAAAGAAAAGTATGTTACTTTTACTCCTAACACTATAACATATGCCGTACCATTAAATACTGAATTAGCTAAAAAAATTATTGCTGCTAAAGTAGGGATTGTTTTTCATACAACATATAAAACATCCGGCGAAGAGGATTTAACTAATCTTAAAGCAGAATTTGGAGCCGATATAAATTTATGGTCTTCTCATAGAGATGTTTGGGCCGTAAATGCAGATTTTACCGATTTAAGTGGATCAGCGACATTTACTCAATCAGATACCACTAAAGTAACTGGAATGCTTTCTGAATTAGGAAAAGATTTTAATAAAGTTAATGGAAGATTTTTAGATAATATATCAAAAGATAATATTATCAGAACGCACATTAAAACATTCATGAACACAAAAGTTAGAGAAGGTGAATTTGTTGATAATTATAAAAAATCAGCAAAAGATTGTGTTAAGTGGATTGAGAATAAAATGCAGAAAGAAGTAGGGAAGTTAAAGTCCGAAAGAGGTAGGCAAAGAAAACAAATGACTGTTGATGGATATATGAAAACTTTAAACGGTTCTATGGATCAAATAGAGATCATATTTCGATTAATGTCATTAATAAATAATATCAAACTTTTTATAGTTAAAAAATTAGAAGAAGTAAAAGGAATAACAAATACCTTTATAAAAACTCCTTCAGGGTATAGAGTGACTAAGCCAGAAGGTTTTGTTGCTATTGATACCTTTGATAATCAAAAAGGTTTAAAATTAGTTAACAGGATGGAATTTAGTAGAATAAATTTCACCGCAGAAAAGGAGTGGGACCAATGAGACCTATTTTTACAGAAGAAGCCACGTTATTTGAATCTAAGGCTTCTGATAAACTGATTGATGCGCTACGGGAATGTATTGAGGATGCTCCTGAAAGAAGTAAGAATAAACTTGCGCAAATATATGAAGACTATGCTCATAAGTTTATGAGGCGACCACAAAAGTTACCATATATGTTACAAGGATTCTTAGACGCCATTGAAGAAGCCTCCGATGCAAGAATAGAATGGAAGGGTGGCGGAGACAGAGCAGATTGGTAATAGAAAGACATCTATGAAAGACTTATGGAAAAGATTTACTGCTTGGCTTAGCGGTTGGCCGAAGAGCAGCAAGTATGGAAGAGATGACCACGAGCAAGATTTTCTGTTTGCAGAGGAAGAAAATAAGATCATTGAACGGCACCTTTTAGACAGCCTAAAGAGAGAAAAAGAATACGAAAAAAAAGAGAAGAAAAATCAAAAGACAAAACCATTAAAATTAATGAACAAACGTGAATTGGAAGAATACGGAAGAACAATCGGCATCGAATTAGATAGACGACATACCAAGGAACGGCTAATTACAATAATAGGAGAACATAGTGGCTAAAAAACAAAATTATTTCGGAGACGGGCCTTTTGGAAATAATGAATTTGATGATCTAGCAAATTCTGTAAAAAGAATTGTAGATAAAAAAGAAAAAGGCTTTAAATGGAGTAAGGAACAAATTCGGGATATGTCGGAACAAACCGCAAACAAATCTGTTCAAGATGCCTATGTGTCAATGGTTAAAGAGGATAAATGACATCATTTATCGAATTACGTGAAGGAACACTAAAAACTGCTGTATTTACATTCGGCCGGTTTAATCCACCCACAACCGGGCATGAGATTTTAGTTAATAAAATTATAACAGTGGCTTCTAGAAGTCGGGCAGATGCATTTGTTTTTTTAAGTTCCTCACAAGATTCGAAAAAAAATCCATTAGATTATAAAGATAAAGTCAAATGGATGAAGAAAATGTTTAAGCCAAGAGGCCAAAAACTTTTTAAATATTCCAGGGAGCAACCCGAAGATGTTATGAAAGTTGCTTCTTTATTGCACGATAAAGGATATGAACAAATCATTATGGTTGTTGGTAGCGACAGAATAAATGATTTTAAAAAACTCTTATCTCAATATAATGGCGTTAAAGATAAGCCGCATGGATTTTATGATTTTAAAAAAATAGAAATAGAAAGCGCAGGAGAAAGAGATCCTGACGCAGATGATGCGACAGGTATGTCTGCATCTAAGTTAAGGTCCCTCGCCATAGACAGCGATTTCGAGACGTTTAAAACCGGTTTACCGGATACTTTAAGTGAAAAAGACAAAAGAATTCTATATCAATTATTAAGAAAACAAATGAAGCTAAGTGTAATGGAAAAACAAATAAAAGAAAAATTCAATACTTCGGAAGTGCTTAACACGAGCATAAAGCGCCCGCAGCCGGTTGCCCCGATGCCCAAAGGAAATACCCCGAAACAACAAAAAAAGAGTGCTGCTTCTTTTATTGCCAAAACCTTACCAAAAGAAAAGAAAGTCCCAGCAATACCTGGAGTAGATGATGTAGATGAAGTAAAAGAAGGTTTATGGATAGAAAAAGTTGAATTTGAAGGCGAAACATATCATGTAGATAAGAAAGCCGCTGTAATATTTAATTACATAAAATCCTTACCATATAATACTCAAGAAATATCTTATATTAGAGGATGTTTAAAAGAATGCCAAGGTTTTTTTGATAATTTTACATTAATAACGGAAAAAATAAAACTTTGGGAACTTTCAAAATTAAGAGGACTTATTAAAAAGACATCTGATTATATAACTGTATTAGATGAAGGATCCGGAATGATTGATTTTAATAAGGCAGATTTTTCATATTTACATGAAATGGTAGATACTCTTCCCGTAGATGAAGTTAACTTGCAAGATCCAATTAGTAATAAATTACAAAAAATTCTTGGCTTAAGAGAATGGAATAAGAATCGGGCAGGAGAAGGCCAACAGTTAGAATTAGGAACAGATAAATATAGACAATATGTTGTGGCTTTGACTCCCGAAGAGGAGTTTAAAACCGAACAAGATAAAAAAAGATTAATGCAAACCGAAAGATATAATAAAATTCTTTCCAAAATAATTGCTAGTAGGAGCAAATGATGGACTGGTCAAAATATTATCCCGCGAATTACAGCGCGATAACCGCAGCAGATGTTAAAATGATTAGGGAATTGAAGGACGCTCCTGTTGAAGAAGATAACACTAATGATGTATCTGATGACGGCAAGGAAATGGATAAAGTCCAACCTAAGGCGCTAAAGAAAAAATTTGGTAATCGCAAGGATAAAGATATCGACAACGATGGGGACACAGACGATTCTGATGAAGTTATTCATGCTAAAAGAAAAGCTATTGGTAAAGCCATTGATAAACAAGATGAAGCAATAGATCCAGCTATCGCCCAAGCAAAAGCAAGGGAAGCCGCATACAAAAAAAATCTTCAACATCAGCAAGGTGGAATAAGGAAAGTCAACGTCACTACTAACATCCCTGCACACGATGCAGCTCAAGCCCGAAAGGAAAGAGATGAAGGTGTTGAGATTGATGAAGTTGATTCATCCGGCATAGATATGTATGATAATAAAAGAAAAGAAGCAGAAAGAGCTAAGAAGGCTAGAGAAACTCCTTCTTCTCCGGAAACTAAAAGAAAGCTTAAAATTGTAAGAGCTGGAGGAACTGTTGATGAAAAGCAATTAGATCAGAAAAAAGGCAAGAATAAAAAAGATTACAGGGATGATAATTTAAAGAAGACGATAAAAGGAATAGATGAGCCTGATTTTTCTAAAAACCAAGATACAGTAACAAATATGGAATGGGCTAAAAAGGTAATTAATGATTATCTTAATATCGAAGAACATTGCGGGTGGTGTGATCAAGGAGCACAAACCGAATCAAAAGAACTTCCCACATCAAAAGGAATAGCTCAACAAATTAAAGAATTAGCCAAAGCTGTTAGAGGAAAAGATAGACTTTCAATCGAAGGGGCCGCTTCGCTAGTATCTAAAAAAGATTATGCTAAATTAGCACCCTATCTAGATAAGATGTCAGAAGATGCTCGACAAAGTGTTTTGATGGTTCTAATGACCGATCAAAAAGTAGCTAATTCAGTTATGAAAAAAATGAAAACAGAGCAATATGATGAATGTTTCATACCTTCTCATAAATTTATTCTTGAAGGAATGTATAAAAAATATCATGAATTAACATGGGGAGAAATTGGTGAGAGGTTAATTAAAAATACGGAACGCAGATTAGTTTCTCTTGCTTATGCTACTAAAATGGGAACAATTGATGCTCCTTCACCCGAAGTTCAAAAATTAGCAGATGAATGTGAATTAGAAGATTTAGAAAAAGCTTGCGGTCAAATGATTACGGATGATTCAGATATAACTGAAGTTACTCAGATGACTCAATCACAGAAGCAGTCGATGCAGCTAAAGAAAGATCTTAATAAGAAGAGACTAGCTCAAACTAATGCCGCTAGCGCAACTCAAGCTAGTTCGGATCAAACCCGAACTAACACGGCAACTAATGCAGACAAAGATCAGCAAAAAAGAATGGACGCGGAAGCTAAAGCAAGAGCCCAAAAGAAAGCAGCTCAGGCAAGGTTATCAGATGATCCTACCATGAAAAAGGACGTCCAGACCAGTACTAAGGGGAAAGTATTAGGTGCAATTGGCACGGCATTAATTGGCAGCAACGAACCAGAAGGCCAACAAATCGAAGATCAAAAACTTGACGCCAGACGTAGAATTTTTAAAGAAAAAATTAAAAAATTGGCCTATGAAAAAGCTAAAGAAATTTTAGGTAAGAGACTATCTGTAGAACCGATAATAACTAGAGAAACTAATAAGAATGATAAGTCTGATGACGGTGAAGGGTTGGATGCGGTTCAACCAGATGCTGTAAAAAAGAAATTTAAGGATCGCAAAGACAAAGATATTGATAATGATGGTGATAAAGATGATTCTGATAAATTTATACACAAAAAAAGAAAAGCAATTTCCAAATCAGTGAAAGCTGAAGTAGAAGATTCTGCCAAAGTAAAAGAAGGTGGTAATATTGATAACAAAATAAAAATGGATCCAGAGGACAAGATGAAAGAAAGTACAGGAGTAGCCTTTGTTCGAAAATTTAAGAACAAAATGAACGAGGTAAATAAAGAAGAAGGTAATTCGTTACAAGATCAAATTTTAGAGTTGTTCCGAAGTTCTTTTGCCAGCACAGACGGCGAACCAGTTGGTGCCGAATTTGCTGTTTCAGATGAACCTGCTTCTGCCTCAACCATTGCCAGAACATTAAGGTGCAGCCCAACAGAAGTACAAAAACTCTTAGATGATATGGTAGATGCCGGACAAATTTCTAGAGTAGGTGATGCTTATTCATACGCTTCACCCAGACCAGCAGAGCCTAAGGGAACTAAGGATTATTCGGCCGCATAACAAACATATATGTTTATAGTGATTGGAAACGGTGAGAGTCGGAAAGACTTTGACCTTAATTTATTATTGGATCATACAACATATGGATGTAATGCGATGTATAGAGATTGGACACCAACCAATCTTATATGCATTGATAATAAAATGTTACATGAATTGGTAGAATCTCAATATCCTAAATCAAATCAATGTTGGTTTAGGAACTTTCAGTTACTGGATCCTGATATGTATCCGGTTTTTCGGTCAACGTTAAAGTCCGGAATAAAAGTAATAGAGAATAAAAAAACAGATTATAAATTCGCGCATTACGGGCAAGAAATTAGTAGAGTTTTTCATGATGATACCCATACAATGGATTTACAAGAAAACCCATGCTATTGGTTCACATGGATCACCGAAGACGATAAGATAAATGTAGTTGATGATTATAAACATATACCTTTGTTAGATTCAGGACCTCTTGCAACCTGGTTATGTTGTGAGAATGAAAATCCCGACAAGGTTTATTTAATGGGTTTTGATTTTAACATAAATAATGGAAAAGTAAACAATATATATAAAGACACAGATTGCTATGCCCCTAGTTATGCATTACCGGTGAAAGCGGCAGGGTGGATTCAGAATTTTGAAGTAATGTTTACAGATTATTTTCCTGAAGTTGAATTTATACATGTTCAGGAAGAAAATTGTTTTAATAAAGAGATTTCTAATATAGATAATATTTCTATACGCGAATTTAAAAAGTTGTTATAAATATTTTAAACAAACAAGGAGACATAATGCCTTTATGGGGAAAAGCTGCTGCCGGAACACAGGCGCAAAAACCAAAATTTATAGGTACCACAGAAGGTGCAGTATATAACAAGCAGGGTGTCTATGCAACTAACGAAGGGTGGGCTATCAATACTAAAGCAAGTAAAAATGCTTCAGCATCTCCCGAAATTCTAGTTGCTATGGGCGGTCTTGGTACAACACTTGCAGCACCATCTATTACATCAATGAGATTTACTGCCGCGGCAATCACCGGCGGATCTCGAACAGTATCCGTTCAGGTTACTTATGATGAAAGAGTTACAGTTACTGGATCACCTACAGTTTCCATTGCTAATGGTAACCAAGGATCTGGATCAGGTCGAGGACCACACGTTTGTGTTTATGCTTCAGGTTCCGGAACGAATAGACTTACATTCACCAAAGCATCTGAAACAGTTGCAACAAGTGATGTTCTTACATTAGGTGGAGCTAACATTTTACTTGCTGGTGGAACAGTTAAAGATACAACCGATGCAACAACAGCCGCATTGTTGGTTCTTACAGGTATGACAGCAGTTACATTAACCGTAACTTAATTTAATATAATATAATGGAATACATTGAAAATATAAATGTTCGCACAATTATTGAAAAACGTGGACAACATGTAGCCGCGAAAGTTGAACTAGAAAGTAGACTTTCGCGACAACTTCAAGAAATTGAGCAAATAAAAGCTAATATACAGGCCTATGCAGGTGCAGTTAGTGCCTGTGATGATATTTTAACGACAGCTGAATCTGTAGACGTTGAAGTACCCGAACTGCAAGAACTTGAAACAGAATCGAAGAAATAAATGGCAGACAAAACTATACCGGCTCTAGATACACACGCATCGCCAACCTCTGAAGATTTATTAATCATAGTAGATGATCCATTAGGTAATCCGGTTAATAAAAAGATAAGATTAGATAATTTATTATCAGCTTTATCTACGGATAAGACCACAAGAAGTGTTGCTAATAAAATTCAATCGCGTGCCGATACAAATGTTGCTAGAGACATAAATTTAAGAAATTCCAAAACTGCTTTACAGCCTGAAATATTAAAAGGCGAGGTAGATGATTTAAAGGTTGTTTTAGGAACTTTAGATTTAGAAGAAAATTCAGTATGGCATGTAGAAATTGATGGTACTTCTGTCTCCTCCAATGACACTTTTAAATGGTGGAGAGATGGAAATACCGCAACCGGTGCAACAACTGTTAGTATCACTGGGGGCGATCAAGCCCTTGCTAATGGTGTTAGTGTTAAATTTGATACAGTTACCGGACATAAGACAACAGATCGATGGCAAATTGTTGGTTTAATAGAATCAAGAATAGATTTTCAAGGTAGTTTACTAATAGAAGATAGTGTTCCAGATAATGGTTCTTTTACTAGTAACTTTTCTGAAACCGGAAATATGCAATTAGAATCCGGCATTGATATGGCACTCGAAGATGGTGTCGAAAAAGATATGTATATTTCTGCTAATACTACAGTAATGAGATTTAGAGGCGGCCTACAAATAGGAAGCGCTACCGACACGGTTGGTTTTTATGGTACGTCTCCTGTAGCTGCTAATGCTACTTTTATTTCATCTGAATCAGCCGCGGCGGCCTTAGGAGGTTGGGGCGGAATTTTAGATGAATTAGAACGCTTAGGATTAGTGTCATAAATAATTATTTGGATGTCTGAGAAAAACCCTTCGCAAGAAAGCGATTCTCAGCATGATTTTAACTGGTGGTGAGTCCCACTGCAATAGCCAGCAAGGAGAAAAATGGCTGATAAGAAAATAACCGCGTTAACGCCCGCGTCAGAAGCGGCGTCAGAAGATTTACTTCATATTATTGATGATCCGAGTGGATCGCCAGTGAACAAGAAAGTCACAGTACAATCCTTCTTAGCAAATGTTACTCATACCATAGTTGGTACAGCAGCAGGCACTGAAGAAATAGTTCACAAAACCACCCACACCGCTAATATTACACCTTCATCTACTGATGTTTTTGATAATATTACCACATCGCAAATTATTGTTGATGTAAAAGGTGCTGGAGCGACACAAGCTAATGTTGGAACTTTAACGGCTTCGTCCTCAAAGGTTCATATACATGATGCTAATGTTGCCTTTACCGCAGAAACATCAGCCACACGAGCTACGCTTGATTTAAATACATGGGATAGTGCCGATTCTGGTAACTCATACGTCATGATTTTAAGTCATGCTAATACAATGGCTGCACCTAGTGCGAGTCCTACAGCATTTATTAAATTTGATGTTGCAAGCACCTTAACAGGAGCATCACAAAATGTTGCTTTTGCTTGGGATGCGACACCAGCGGGCGGATATAGTGCTGCAGCTGGAGCCAATGTCGGACCATTTTTAACTTCCGGTGAAAATACCGTTAGTACAAATACCGGTCCTGCAAATGGTGCAATAAAAGTATGTGTATCAGGCGTAACCAAGTATCTTTTACTTTGGGACGGTGTTGCATAATAAATAATTAATTAATGGATATATTATGATAAAAAAAAGTGATATTGATACGCAATTAGAATTCTTACAAAAAGATAGATTGCAAGTGCAAACAAGATTGGATCAAGCGACCGACGAAATTAAACAATTAGATCGGACGCTTGCCTCTCTTGACGGAGCAATTCAAGTTTCAAATCATTATTTAAGTATGATAGATAAAAATGATGATGTCGTTGATAATGGAACCTCCAAAGGTTCAAAAAGTGAAAAAAAAGATAAAAAGTGAGTTTTGAAGATATAAATGAAAACAATATAGAATTATATTGCATGAAGTTTTATGATAATCCTCAATGTATCGGCACCGAGGATTATAGAGATGATATGAAAAGGTTTAAATATTTAAAAAGGCTTTTAAATCATTATTTAACAACTCATGAATTAAAACAAAGATTAATTCTTAATCACTTGATTATGATATATAATCTATTCGAGAATGAACCCGGAACTCGAATATTATTTTATAAAATAGATGAAAATAGTTGGCACGTGTTAAAACCCTTTTTAATATATTTAAAAAGAATGCCAAAAGTTGTCTATAGTATAAAGGGAAAAAATATTCGGGATAGTGATATATCTCTTGATCAGAACGTAGTAAAGCAATTAAGAAATTTATAGGATTTTTATGGGTTTAAAATCAGCACTTATACAGGGTTCAGAATTATATTTTTTATTTTCCTTCCTAAAGAGATTAGTCACCAAATTTGAAAAAACAGATGCTTATAAGTTAGGTATTATTGATAAGAATGGTAAAGTTCTCATTAAAAAAAGAGATTTTACTACTATAGAACAAAGAAATGCCTATACTATGATGGATACTCTTATCTTCAATTTGAAGAAATTGTTAGGTAAGATACCTTTTGGAAAATCAACAATTGCTACCTATGCTGCAGCCTTATTACTTCTTCGTGAAGAAAAAAATCTAAAAATATTAACAGATGAAAAAATATTGGAAGAAAAGTTTTCAATTATATATGAAGACATGCTTCAAGAGTGGGGAGAAGGAGATTTTCTAGCAGAAGGCGACACGGAAGCTGATCGCGAAGCCGACATTAAATGGACCGATGATCCTGATTGGAAAAAATTACATGATATGGATCTTCAAATGATTAAAGATTATATCAAACACAAAGAAGTTAAGGAAGATGCACCCGCTATGTCTATGGGAGCAGGTGGAATTGCCGGCAGCGCAGAAGCCGGAGATGATCCACCAGTAAGAAAAAAGAAAAAGAAAGGTGAAGTTTTAAAGAGACTGGAACCGATGGGTATTGGAGAACAAAGAAGGATTTTTCCTTCACACCCTAACCACAAAATATAGAAAGGTAATTATGGCAGGAATACAAGAAACAAAAGACGTATTAGCTTTTGTTTTTTCATTAGGTAACGCAACTGCTTCCGCATTGGAAGATGGTGACATTGGATGGTCAGATGCAATGAAGTTCATCGAACCATTGAAGAGGTTGGGCCCAGCTATTGAAAATATCGAAGACGTTTTAGTTGAATTGCAAGATCTAGACGATGAAGAATTTGTAGAATTAGTTCAATTTGCAAAAGATGAATTTAAATTACATGATCTTGTAGAAGATGTTGAAATGCATGTTGAAGAAGCTATTAATGCAGGAGTTGAAATCATGAAGGTTGTCAGGCTGTTTAATAAACCCTAGTGGCATCCTCGGCAGGAAAAGAGAGGGGACCTTTGGTCCCTTTTTTTTTCTTGACATTTCTTTTAAATCATACTATAATATATTATTAAATAAAACAACCCCGCATAATAGAGTACGATGAGTTTATATATTGACCACAAGTATGCTAATCTACTTTCTGCTCGCTTAGCACGTTTTGCCCGAAAATCCAGAGATTTATATAATTTTAGATGTCCAATATGTGG